GACAGAGTATGAGTAATAGTATGGCAAACAATTACAGATTCTGTCTTAAACCTAAAACAGGCATAAAGAACTTAGGAAGCAGAGTTTTGAAAATGGTAAGAGAAGAAGGTAAACGAAGATGGAAACAAAAGTATGGTAATGATTTAATTCTTTTAGAAACCTATGTTCTTAAAAATGAAAATAGAATAGGAGCAGTTTACTTAGCAGATAATTGGAACAATGTCGGAATGACAACTGGAGTAAGTATCAGTAAAGCACCATTACTACTATGGCAAAAAGAAACAAGTGAAAGAGGTGAGTTAGCAAGAACCAATCCAAAGGAAGCAATAAGAAAATACGCAGTAGGTAATGAACACTATAAAGTAACTCAATCAAAACCAAAGATGATATTCGTTAAACCATTAGTAAAGGATTGGAAGAAACTAATATCAGAGGGGGCTGGGGGAATCAAAGTCGAAAGGTAAAAAATATTGATAGTAGTCTAACAGGCAGTATATGAGTATAGAAAGAGTAGATTTACCCAATGAGCAGGGTAAGATAGGAGTAAGGATGAAATGGAACGATGTAAAGGATTGTGAAATTCATTATGAGAACAATGAGTTACTTCAAATTATATTTCTATGGGCTCAAAAGGAAGATAGGATAGTACATGGATGGACAATTGAATACGAATATGAATAAAGAAAAAGAAAGCAAGGAATTAGAAGAGAAATTGAATAGGGATTTTGACGAGTTCTTAGACCACTACTTCTATGCAATGGAAAGAGTAGAGATGACTACTCAAAGTGGTAGTGTTAACGATGAACAATAGAGTGGGTGTTATATATACATATATACCAATAAAATAATGGACTCAAATGGGAAAGTTTGAAAAAGGACATCAATTAAGTAAGGGGAGACCAAAGGGGGCTCTCAACCGTTCGACAGAAGAAATGAAGTTAACCATAGCACGTGCGGTAAACAATACACTATCTACTATATCATCAGATTTACAAGAGATTAAAAAGGATGACCCAGTTGCGGCAGTTAACTTAGCACTGAAGTTATTAGAATATACTTTACCTAAGATGAGAAGTGTAGATGTAAAGGGTTCAATGGAAATTGACCAACGTATTCAGCAAATTACAGTTAATATAAATAAAACAGGTAGTGGAGCTAACGATTAATACTACAATTACTTTTGAGAATATAATGGAATCCACTAATAGGATTTCACAACACATCGGAGGAACACGTAGTGGAAAGACATACGCCATTCTTCAATACCTCGTTGTACAAGCGCTTGAAAGTAAACAAACGATAACTATTGTAAGAAAGACAATACCATCGCTTAAAAGGACTGTAATGAAGGATTTCAAAGATATCCTTACTGATATGTCTATATGGAGAGATGATAACAATAACATATCGGACAGAATATATAAATTGGGTGATAGTACTATTCAGTTTATTTCCACAGATGATGCTGAAAAACTTAGAGGGGTTAAGTCTGACATTCTTTTTATAGATGAGGCATCAGAGATTGACCAAGAGAGTTACTTCCAATTAAGTATCCGTACATCAGGTAAAATCATTTTAGCTTATAACCCTACTATATCACCTTACCATTGGTTAAGACAAATGAATGATTGTGATAAGTATGTAACCACATATAAAGATAATCCTTACTTACCTGCTGAAATGGTTAAAGCAATTGAGGACTTACAGATTACCAACCCTAAGTATTGGGCTATCTATGGTAAAGGGGAATTCGCTGCTAATGATAAGGCAATCTATACTTTTGATATCGTTGACGACTTTGAAGCAGAGTTTGTGGCATTTGGATTGGACTGGGGATACTCACAAGACCCTACTGCCGTAGTTGCTATCTATAAAAATGGTAACGACCTTTTCATCGAAGAGGTTCTATACGAAAAGGGATTAGTGATGAACGATTTGTCTGACAGGTTAAGTAAATTAAATATAGATAAGAGTTATGAGATATGGTGTGATAGTTCAGAACCTCGTAGTGTAGAAGAACTATATCGTAGTGGGTTTAATGCAAAGGCAGTTAAGAAAGGACCTGATAGTATTAAGTTTGGTATATCAGTCTTACAGAACTATAAACTACACATCCTTAAATCATCACAGAATCTAATCAATGAGATGTACGCATACCAATACGCAACTGATAAGCATGGTTATGTTACAGATAACCCAGAAGGTGGATTAGACCACTTATTAGATGCGGCTAGATACGTTGCTATGATGAAGTTATCGGTTAAGGCACAGAAGAAGGGGACATACGCAATATCAATTGGTAAATACAGTAATTTTTAATATGGCAGAAGTAAATAAAAAAGAGCAAGTTTGGACAAGTAGTGAGATAAGAGAGATATTAGTACACGTTGCCGAACTACAACAAACCAATGAGGATTTAAGAGCAGGTATCATTATGATGCAAGCTGCATTGGATAGGGAAACGGCTAAGGTTACAAGATATAAGAACGTATTAAAAGCATTCGGAGTAGGAGAAGTATAAACAATGTTCTTTGGTGTAACGGTAGCACATCTGGTTTTGGTCCAGACAGTCGGAGTTCGAATCTCTGAAGAACAACTAAAATAAAATGATATGAAAAAGCAAATAACAATTGAAGTACCAAATGACTATACTGCGATAACACTTCGTAAGTATTTAAAGATGCATAAGGATATGGAATCATATAAGGATAATGAGGAAGCAATCACTGCTACTCTATTCTATCACTTATGTCACTTAGAACCTGGCATCATCAATCAATTAGATACTGAAACATTTGGTAAGATTAAAGACCAAATCTACGCATTCGTTGGTAGACAGGATTTTGAATTACAAAGGATTGTTGAAATAGATGGGGTTGAATATGGATTTGAACCTAACCTATCTCAAATGGCTTATGGGGCATACGTTGATATCAGTAAGTATAAGGAGTTATCAATCAATGATGATTGGGCAACTATAATGAGTATCTTATACAGACCTGTAACAAAGAAGATAGGTAAGTATCTATATAGTATAGAACCCTACACAGGTAAAGAAAATGTTAACAAATGGTTTGATGTAAATATGGAGGTTCATTTGGGAGCCATGTTTTTTTTTATCAATTTATCAAAAGCCTTACAGAACGCTACCCTGAAATCTTTGATGCTCAAGGAGGAGATGCCAGCCAACATCAAATCAATTTTGGAAACAAGTGGGGTAGTTATCAATCGCTTATCACACTCGCTGGAGGAGCGCTTGAAAGAATAGATGAGGTAGCTAAAGAACCTTTAGAGAAGTGTCTGCTCTTCTTATCATATCATGCAGACAAAAACTATTTAGAATCGCTTCTACATAAAGAAGCTATGAAATCTTATAAGTAATAAGTATTTTTATATTTTACGATGTTATATCTAATAAACATAATTAGTAATGGCAAAATGGTCTAACAGTCGTAATGGTAACTTGAGATATTCTGTTAACAGAGAGAATGCCTCAGGTATCTACATTGGACCAACGCAAGGTTTATCATCACCTAAGAATAGTAGAAGGGCTTGTCTTTGTTTACATTCTAATACTTACGATGTTAAATGTTGTAATGGTGCTCTAATGGAGCAAGGTATCGGAGTTATTCAAGGGACACCTAGAAATAGAGGTGCGTTCTCTGATGGATTTGATGATGGATTTGAAACAAGTTAAAAAAACAATATAAAGATATGTCTGAATTTTCTAAACAGGCCTTAAAGGTAGAGAACAATACAAACTTTCCTAATAACTCAACAGGGTATATTACACCTGTTTTATTAAGAGAGTTTAATACAGATATGATTGACTCAACAGTTAATCAGACTGTATATACAGAGGACTCACAAAGTTGGCTATCATCTATCGAAGCACTTAATAATTTCACAGCATCTGCTAGTGGATTAAATACTGGTTCGTTGATGTTAACTGCTTCTGCAGCATCTAATGTAATTACATTCACTAAAGGGGATGGAACTCAATTTAATGTAACGGTGGCCGATACAACGGACTTAGCTCCGTTAAACGCATTTACTGCAAGTGCGGCAGTTAGTATCAACGCATTAAATAACTTTACTTCAAGTAATGGTATAAGTGCTTTAAACGCATATACATCTTCTAATGATACTAAGTGGAATAACTTAGGAGCACAAAGTGGAAGTTGGATAACAGAATCGGAAACAGGTAGTTTCGCTAAATTAGATGGTGGTAATACTTTTAATGGTAATCAAATCATTTCAGGTAATGTAACTACTACTGGCGGTTTCTATGGTAATGGTGCTGGTATTACAGGTATCACTGCTTCAGTATCACTTCCTATCTTAGATGAAGGTATCCCACAAGGGAACGCAGTATCAATGAACTTTACAGGTAGTGGTATATCAGCAACAATCGTTGGTGGTACTGCCGTTGTATCTGTTAATGTGCCAGATGCTTCTGTATTGAACGCATTAACTGCTTCATTCAATACTTACACAGGTTCGAATGATGCAAAAGTAAACTCATTAATAGCAGCTACTGCATCTTACGCTAATTCAGCATCAGTTGCAGCAGTTGACTCAGCACAACAAGCTCAAATCAATTCATTGATTGCGGCTACTGCTTCGGTTGATAATAGTATTACTTCATTAAACTCATATACTTCATCTCAAACTTCAATCAATAGTGGGTATAATTCATATACTTCATCTAATGATACTAAATGGAGTAACTTAGGTGGACAGAGTGGAAGTTGGGTAACTGAATCTGAAACAGGTTCATTTGCAAGAACTGATGTATCTAATACATTTACTCAAGCTCAAACTATTAACGCTGACTTGAATGTTAGTGGAACTATCAACGCATACAAATTAAACGTAACCATTGAAAGTTCTTCAGTAATTTATAGTAGTGGTTCAAATCAATTTGGAGATGCTGCAAACGATACGCAAACTCTTTATGGTTCTACTAATGTAGTTAACGAATTGACTGCTAGTGGGTTACATTATCCAACTGCTGATAATGGTGTTAAATCATTTATGCAAACAGATGGTAATGGTAATTTATCTTTACAATATGTAGATGCAGTATTCGAAACCATTCGTAATATGAGTGGTGTTGCATTAGATAAAGGAACACCTGTATATATTTCAGGTTCAACCGGAGATAATGGTAACGCATATATAGCAGATGCTTCAGATGCAGCTAAGATGCCAGCAATGTATATTGTTGGTGAAGATTTAGCAATAGGAGCAACAGGTATAGCTTTGGTAGGTGGTTTAATCGAAGGAGTTAATACAACTGGATATCCTGCAGGTACAATCATATACGTTTCTGAAGGCGGTGGATGGAGTTCAATTCGTCCATCGGGAAGTTCATCAATTGTACAAGTATTAGGTGTAGTTCAAAAAGAAGGTGTTGGTGGACAAGGTGTTGTAATAAATCAATTAGAAGCAACTTTACCAAATATACAAACAGGCTATCTATGGGTAGGTAATGGTGGAAACCAACCTATCGCAGTGGCAACATCATCATTGGTAACTACTCCAACTGATATATCACATTTGAATCAGGCAACTGCTTCATTACAAGCATTTACTGCTTCTGCACAGATTTCGATTGATAACTTAAATTCTACTACTGCTAGTTTAAATACTTCAGTTAGTAATTTGAATTCATTTACTCAATCACAGCAAATATTAAATTCAGGGTTCGCAACTACTGGTTCAAACACATTCCAAGGTAATCAAATCATTAATGGTGCATTAACTGCTTCATTAACAGAAGGTTATGTATGGGCAGGTGGAGCTGGTAACGTATCTACATTAGTTGCTACATCTTCTTTCGGAGGTGGAGGTGGAGGTGATTTAACTTCATTGAACGCATTTACAGCATCACAAGAGTTGTTGAATACTACATTTGCTACTACTGGTTCAAACAACTTTGTTGGTATCCAAAATATTGATGCTTCTCAAATTAAACTAAACAGTGGTAGTGCTATACAATTATTCGATGGAGCTAGTGGTACATCAGCTATTCAATTTTGGTCTGGCTCTAATGTAACGGGAGATAATCCGAGATGGGTTAATATGCAACCTCAGCCAGGTGGAGCTGGAACATTAGCAATATCTGCATTCCCTGAAAATAATCACTTTGTATTCTTTAATCCAGCAACTTGGCAAACACAATTTGAATCAGTTGTTGTGGGTTATGGTGACCATACTAGATTAAAAATAGGTGAAGGATTGGATGTAACGGGTAGTATAAATCAAACAGGTGGTAATACAACGTTAAATGGTAATGTAACTTTAACAGGTAGTATAAATCAAAGTGGTGGTACTACTACATTAAATGGTAATTTAAATTTAACAGGTAGTTTTAATCTTACACCAACATCGGTATCTACTAATGCAAACTATGTAATTCCATTTATAAGTGGTTCTACATTATCTAAAGATTCAGTAGATACTCTTTTCTATAACCCATCTTTAAATTCATTACAAGTAAGTGGAAGCACAGGTCGTTCATCTTTAACGGGTACTGGTTACGCATTTTCATCAGGAAGTGGAGCAACTGCGTATCAAGCGAGATTAACTAAATCTGAAATTTCACAAATAGCAGGTACGGGTTATACAATTGGTATAAGTGGTAATCCATCAGCAACTGGATATACCGGTTTAACAACATCTACTAATCCAGGTATCTTTGCAACAAGTGGTAGTGGGGAAAGTTATGTTGCTATTGAATTACAAGCATCACAATCATTTACTGATGGTAGAGTAACAATTAAAAGACCATTGGTAGTTGAAGGTAACTTAACTGCTTCATTGCAAGAGGGATATGTATGGGTAGGTAATAGTAGTGGTATAACAACTACGGTAGCAACTTCATCATTTGGTGGTGGAGGAGCAGCATTCCCTTATACAGGTAGTGCACAAATCACAGGTAGTTTAGGTATTACAGGTTCATTAAGTGGATTACCGATAACATTATCAGTTGCTTCATCAACGGCATCTATCGATATGAGAGCTGGAAATACATTTATATTAGATATACCAACGGCTACAACAACTCACATTGTTCCTACTAATATAATAGCAGGTCAAACAATTAACTTATTGTTAAGACAGCCTGTAACATCAGGTAGTGTGGCTTGGTCACCATTAGTATTATTCCCATCGGGTGTAGATATGGTAGCAACGGCAACAGGTTCAGCAATTGATTTAGTTTCAATGATTTCATTCGATACAACTAACTTAATGGCAGCTAACGTTAAAAACTTAAAATAATATGTTTACAGCAGCAGCAGTAGAACAAGGTACAATAGTAACAGAAGGGTTAAACGCGTGGTATGACTTTGGTGATATCGCGTGTTTCAATCCTACTTTATATACGGGTAGTATAGCAGCAAATACTCCATTCTTTAATCTAGCCCCTAATCAAGCATCTGTAAGTGGAAGTATTACGGGAGCAGTGAATTGGTCTACTGCATTTGGTGGGTGTTTAAATTTAACAAATAATACAACATCTACTTTATCATACCAAGCAGGTTTGTCAGCATCATTTACAGTACAAGTAGTTGTAACACCAGGTACGGATGCTAACCCATCTGCTAACTGGACATCGGATGCAGGTGGATGGCCTACTCTTAGAGCAACTAATGGATTGATTTGGGCTCAACAATATGGTGCATCTCCTGGAAACTATTTAATTCCTATCCTATACGCAGGAGCAGGTTCATCTACTTTATCAGCAACTGCAATGAGAGTTCCTAATGATGGTTGGAATGCATATATGAGATTTCCAAACGTATATACATTTTCTACTAATGGAACTAATTCACATAGTAGTTATATGAATAATGTAAACAAAGGGACTGATACAGCAACTAGGACAAGGGGTAATTCAGCAGTTGGTACAATTTACTTAAACTATGATAACGCTGTAAGTAGTAGACATGGTACAGGTAGAATATGTGCTTACCTACATTACAATAGACAATTATCGGATGCGGAGATTTATCAAAACGTTCAATACTATTTAAACAGATTCGGAACTAAGTAATATGGAAAAGAAGTATATAATGCTCGATGCTGATAGATTTGATTCTATCGATTGGAGTAAAACAGACCAAACAGCAGATACTGCTTATTGGAACATAGAACGTACAGAATTCATTATCTCAATAGATGTGGATAGTGATTACCTAAATGAAGATTTATCGTATGATGCGTACTATATTAGAGGAATACTAGCGGACCCGCATTGGGGAGAGATAATATTATAATAAAAAATAACTATAATTAAAACAAACATTGTTAATAACAATATAAACTAAACACTTATGAATTCAAAAACCGTATTAGGAAAGATATTCGCACTTTTGTCAGCAGATAAAGAAGTTAATTTCGTAGATGCAAAAAGCAAGGATGGCGCAATCTTACAATCACCTACCTTTGATGTAGGAGAAAAAATTGATGTAGTATCAGAAGATGGTACTTTAACTCCTGCTCCAGATGGAGAACACGAAGTATCGTTAAAAGATACTGAAGGAAACGAAGTATTAATCAAAGTTATTACTAAAGATGGTAAAATCGTTGAAAGAGAAAACGTTGAATTAGCAGAAAAAGTTGACGAAGAAGTTGTTGACAAAGATGTTGAGAAAAAAGACGAAGAAGATGTTGAGATGGCAGATGCTACTACTGAAGAAGCTAAAGCATTACCTAACACAACAGATGAAGACCCAAGAAATTCAGTTGGTGAAGATGATGAGGAAACAGAAAATGACCCAATCATATCTTTATCTTACAGAATTGATGAACTTGAGAAAGCAATCAAAAAATTAACTGAACCTGCAATGGATGAAGAAATGCCAGCAGATGATTCAATCGAAGAAGATGATTCAGAAGAAGTTGAGATGGCAGATGCTGAAGCTGATAAAGAAGCTCAAATAGCTGAATTAAAAGCTAAGATAGCTAAATTAGAAGAAGGTGAAGATGATGAAGAAGAACTTCCTAAATTAGATGGAGCTCCAATCGAAGCACCAGTTAAGTTTAACCACGCAAAACCGAATTCAGGTAAGCAAGTTGCAAATTCGCAAAATACTTTCTTATCTAAATTATATTCATAAAAAATTATAACTCATTTAATTAAACAAACAAAATGAAAAAATTACAAAAATTTACTGAACCTACAATCAGTAATACTACTTACGCTGGAGAAGCAGCTGCTCAATACATCGCAGCAGCATTGTTATCAGCAAAGACTTTGGATAACAAATATGTAACTATCATGCCAAACGTGAAGTACAAAGAAGTAATCCAAAAATTAGCAGTTGATGGAATCGTACAAGATGCATCATGTGACTTCGTAACTTCTGGTTCAGTAACTATCTCTGAAAGAGTGTTGACACCAAAAGAATTACAAGTTAACTTACTTTTGTGTAAGCAACAATTTGTGGCTTCATGGGAGGCTTTACAATTAGGATTCTCTGCATTTGACGAAATTCCTAAATCATTCAATGATTATTTAGTATCTTACGTTGGTGGTACAGTAGCTCAAGCAACTGAACAATCTATTTGGCAAGGTTCTGCTTCAACTAACGGACAATTTGGTGGTTTCGAACCAGCATTGAGTTCTTCTATTGCAGCTTCAACAGGTGTTATCTCTGCAAAATCAGGTTCAACTGTAATCTCTGGTTCAATCACAGCAGGTAACGTATTAGACAAATTAAACTCAGTTGTAGGTACTATTCCTAACGCTGTTTATGGTAAAGAAGATTTATTGTTATACGTTCCAACAAACGTAGCAAAAGCTTACCAACAAGCATTAGGTGGTGGAGCAGTAGGAGCAAACGGATGGAATAACCAAATGAACGTGGGAGAGAAACCATTCAACTTCAATGGTATCGAAATCGTAATGTGTCCAGGTATGAGTGACTCTAAAGTAGTTGCAGCTCAAAAATCTAACTTATTCTTCGGAACTGGTCTTTTATCAGATTACAATGAAGTTAAGGTGATTGACATGGCAAATATTGACGGTTCACAAAATTACAGAATCGTGATGAGATTTACAGCAGGTACTCAAATCGGTATCTTGTCTGATGTAGTTTACTACGGAGCATACTAATAAAAAAACTAATTGAGAAGGTGGGGAGTAAAATCCCCACTAACTTAAAAAACTAACAAAAATAAAATTTAACAGATATGGCTTGTAATTTAACAGCAGGACGTCAAGAAGTTTGTAAAGAAAGTATCGGAGGTTTACAAGGAGCTTACTTTATTAACTACACGACAGGTTCTTTCACAAAAAACGCCAATGGACAGGTAACAGGTTTACCTTCTGGTTCAACAGTATACTACTACGAACTTAAAGGCACAAGTGCATATACTGAAACAGTAAATTCATCTCGTGAAAACGGTACAACTTTCTTCAACCAAGAATTAACTCTTAACTTGAAGAAATTAACAAATGAAATGACTACTCAATTGAAGCTTATGGCTTATGGTAGACCTCAAATCATTGTTTGGACTAATAACGGAGATGCATTGTTAGTTGGTGAACATTTAGGAGCAGATGTAACTGCAGGAACTATCCAAACGGGTGGAGCATTAGGAGATTTGTACGGATATTCTGTAACCTTAACAGGTATGGAACAATTACCAGCATCTTTCTTATCAGGAAGTACAACTACTTCTCCATTCGCAGGTTTGGCAGTTCAACCAACTATCGTATATAGCTAATCAGCATATTGCATAAAACATAACTAAAGGTATCCTTAAACAGGGTACCTTTTTTTATTTAATCATATTTCAGTATTATAGTGTTATATTAGAAGATAATACACACCTAAATACAAGCAAATGCTGGGATATCACATATCACAATCAAATGTGTACACTATACGAACCGATGTAACATCATCAAGTGAGTTCACAATGAGCTTACAAGATATGACTACATTGGAAAATACTACTGCTTCTCTATCTGGCATTACTTATGAGGGATACGAAAGCATTTTATCTTTTACTGCAAGTATAAGTGGAACAGTCATAGGGGAAGAATACAGAGCATATTTAATCAATAGTGGAAGTGAAACACCTATTTGGTATGGTTCATTCCAAACATTTGAGTCACAATCTCTTGCAATCCCTAAATCAGATTACGAAAACCAAAACAAACAATACATTTCACACGAGAGTGAGAACAAGTATATCATTATGAAATAATATGAAAGTAGAGCAAAATAAAAAACAGAACTTTGCAGTTGTAAATGTAAATACAAACACTCTTCCAACAATAAATGAAGATACAAAGACCAGAATGCACTATGTACCATTTGGTATCTATGGGCAGGATGATTTCTTTGATGCTGTAACAACCGCATTTAGTGTATCTACTACTAATGCTGCTTGTGTGGAAGGAATAGCCGATTTAATCTTCGGTAAGGGATTATATAGTAAGAACGAAGGGTATGATGCCATCTTACAGAAAATCATTCCACAGGAAGAGACTAAGAGGGTTGCATTTGATTTAAAATTGTATGGTAATGCTGCATACCAAGTGTATTGGAACGCTGACCATACTAAAATCGTTAAGATGTACCACGTTCCTATCCAAACACTTCGTGCTGAAAAGATATATAACGACCCTAAAGTACAAAACTATTACTATTGTACTGATTGGATGGACCAAAGAAAGGTAAGAGATAAAAAGAAAATACCCACATTTGGAACTTCTAATGAAAAGATGGAGATTCTTTACATTAAGAATTACTTCCCTGGGTTGTACTACTATTCACTACCTGATTGGGTATCTGCAATGCAGTTCTCATTTTCAGAAGGTGAGATATCTAACCTACACATTAACAATATTACTAATGGTTTCCTTCCAGCAGTTATGGTTAACTTCAATAATGGAGTTCCTGCACCTGAAGAAAGACAAACTATTGAAGATTTAATACAAGCTAAGTTTACAGGTACAGATAATGCCGGTAGATTTATGTTATCATTTAATGATGACCCTGCTACAAAACCTACAATTGATGTAATTAACATCGATAATTTGCATGAAAAATATGAATATGTTGCTGATTATACGCAAGATAGAATATTGGTTGCTCATAGAGTTACCTCTCCATTACTATTCGGTATTAGAACCGCTAATAATGGTTTCTCTTCTCAATCTGAAGAAATGATGACCGCATTCTCTATTATGCAAACGATGACAATCTCTCCATTCCAAAATCTAATTTTAAATAGTTTAGATTACGCTTTGACAGAAGGTGGGTATGATGATATGGAATTATACTTTGAGCAACTTACACCACTTGTATTGCTTTCACAGACAGCAGAAGATACTGGTAAATCAATTGCACAAGTAGAAGATGAAACAAATAAATCAATGGAGAATCCTGCAACTCAAGAAGATGCAGAGGACCAAACTATTGATGATGCTATTCCACCAACTAAAAATGATTTAAGTTTATCAGATGCAGAGGAGTTGGAGTTTATCAGAACAGTTGGTACTACCAGCGCACATTTTTCAAAAGAATTTAATTAAAATATACTATGGCATACGTTTTATTCATAAACAGAAATGATATTATCAAAAACACTCCATTACAGGGTGCTATTGATGCAGATGCTCTATTGCCTTTTACGAGAACGGCTCAAGACAAATATCTAAAAAATCTTTTAGGTACTATCTTATTTGCTTACTTACAGGACCAAATATTAGCAGGTACGGTTGATAGTTTATCACCATACTACCAAGACCTATTGGATGACCACATTAAGAATGTTCTTATTTGGTATGCAGCTGTGGAATACATTCCATTTAGTTCTATCCAATTCAAATCTAATGGTTCGGTTAAACAAAGTTCAGAACAAGGAACTGCTCCATCTAAAGGTGAAATAGATTATCTATTAGCTAAAGCTAAAGAGAACGCTGAGTACTACGCATTACGTTTACAGAACTATTGTATTGCTTATAGTAATCAAATACCACAATACTTACAAAGTATCGGAAATCAAACGCAAATCTACCCTGACCAAACTAATCAATACTTTGGCGGAATTCAATTATAAGATATGGCACAACAAATAGTACATAACGCTGGTGTTAACTATACTCTATATTATAATGTTTTAAGCTATTTTAAAACCATTATGAATAATCATCCATCTATACAACAAGTATCTATGGGTGATATAGCAGCATTAGATGATATTCAGTTTCCAACGTATCCATTGGGTAACGTAATGATACTAAACTCTACTTTTGGTACAAACATCACAGAATTTGAAGTTCAGTTGATTGTAGCTGATAAAGTAAAGAATAGAAACAACGATTCAAACCCAGTAACTAATGCACAGACATTACCATTCTTTGGAGTGGATGATATGGTTGATATCCATGCTAACACATTATCAATTCTTAATGATTTAACCGCTTATACGCAAAGGGGGGTTGTAGGTTTCGAAGTAAATGGGGAAGTGACTTGTACACCATTCGCCGATAGGTTCAATAATGGACTTGCCGGTTGGTCAGCAACTTTCACTTTGACCACTCACAACGATAGAAATCGCTGTCTTTTTTTTTTGATAAACCCTAGCGGGAGTGGATATATAATAGAAGATTGCAATACGCAAGAACAATACAAAGCAGTATTAAGTGAGTCTGGTTCAATCGGACAAGTTTTCGCAAGTAAATCGGTACCTGGTAACGTATATGACTTAACTACATACTATGATTTGAATTGTTATACTATTGTTGATACGTTCAATGATAGAGATGATTACGATTTCGTAAATCTACCTATACTTTACATACCTCAACCGGATTTCGGAACTTGTGAGTATTGTAATTTATGGACTAATTCACAGACTTGGGGAACTTCGCCAGCACAATGGCAAGGAACTTGGGGTGAAGTAAGACAATGGGCATACGTTTAAAAATATAAAATATAAATAATGGGAAGTTTAAATAACTTATACATATCACAATCATATCAGAGTTTAGTTCACTTCGCAACTGACAATACGGCTTCTGCTACCTTAATCGAATTAGAAGATGGTTTAGGTAACGGATTAGGTGTATCTATGAATACTAATGGTGATATATCAGCATCAGGGCAATTGTTTGCAAACGATGTGGTTATTAATCATAGTTTAGAAGTAACAGGAGCAGTTGATATATATACAAGCTTCTCTGCTTCAACAGAGGCATTCTTAAATTCATTTCAACCTTACTACTCAACAGCAGTTTTTGTAACGGGTTCATACCCTGGACCTGGTGAAAACCCACCATCTTTAAATGATGTACAAGCTGGTTGGATTTGTAATGGAATAAATGTAACGGATGGAGTTGTATTATCAGTTTCTCAATCTACTGAAGGATTGTATATTGTTATTGATGGACAATACCCACAACCTGGACAAACATATACCTTTGAAGGTGAGATAAGTGTTCCGGTTAGAATCACTGGTTCATTGGATGTATCTAATGATATCACTGCTTCAAATTTAAGAATTAAAAATGACTTATTTGTTGATGGTACAATTCATACACCTGAATTAATAGCTACGGCAATTACTTCATCAACTATATTCAGTTCAGGTTCAAATCAATTCGGAGATTCTATTGCTGATACTCAAACCTTAATTGGTGATACGGTATTAAGTGGTAGTTTGACTGTAGATGGACCAATTATACATAGAGGTGAAGTAGAAATCACAGGTTCACTTAAAGTAAGTGGAGATATCTCTTCTTCTACTTTAAATGGAATTGGTAATGTAACGGCTTACTCTACTTCAGTAGATGCAAGATTGGATTACTTAGAAGGACCATTTTCAACTTCAGTAGATTTTAGATTAGATAAGTTAGAAGAAACTTCTCAATCTTTAAATGATTATACACAATCACTAAGAACTGCTTTTACAGCAAGTGGAGTAGATGTAGCATTCAATGGTAACATTTCAGTAGTTGGAACTATTTCAGCTTATGAGATACATACTACAATCGAATCATCATCGGTAATATTCTCGTCAGGAAGCAACGTTTTAGGAGATGATGTATCTGACACTCAAATTCTAAGTGGAACAGTCTACGCACCAAATGCTCTAGTTGTAGCAGGTGTTGATTTTATTCCTTTCTCTCAATCGGTAGATTTAAGAATAGATAACTTAGAAGCTTGGAGTGCATCTTTAGAAACCGATTTCGTAACTGAAGCTGAAGTACGTGCAACGGCATCTTTCTTACAAAGTGAGATTGACCAAAAATTATTTACTTCATCATTTAACTCTTACACACAATCATTCTCTTCTTCGGTAGCAGCTGGATTTGTGACTGTAAATGGAACTATATCTGCACTATCTTCTTCAGTAGCAAGTGATTTTGTAACTGTAAATGGAAACATAACTGCATTATCTCAATCAGTATCCTCTTCAAATGGATTAACCAATCAAAGAATAGATGTATTATCTTCTTATACAGGTTCATACGCAACTACGGGAAGTAACTCATTCATTGGTACAGAATCTATTTCTGGTTCATTGAATTTGACTGGTTCAATGGGTGTGAATGGTAATATGGTTTATAGTGGTTCTGTTAGAGGTAAAATTAACGCATTGACTGTATCATCTAATACAGCAAGTATTGATTGTAGTATTGGTAACTTCTTTACTTTAGGATTAGTTGCAGCTAATACATACCATATAACGGCTACTAATATCCAACCAGGTGAAACTATAACTTTAAGAGTTACACAACCTATTTCAGGAAGTGGTGGAGTTACACTTGCACCAAATATTAAATATCCAAATGGATATCAGTATATAGCAACTCCGCAAGCAAATGCAGTGGATATTCTTACATTCTTATCATTTGATACGGGAAGTTTATATTATAGTAGAGCAAACCAATTCATTTAATATGTATATACCATCAATTTTCTCAACGGCAGCTAATGGTTGCCCTTCGGGTTCTCAACCATATAATGTGGGTAACTATAATTCTGAAAACTTAAATAGTGGAGCAAGAGGTAGGGTAATATTCTATTGGAATACACTTACTACTGATGTTATTGGTGAAAACTTTGCAGGAAGTGGTAGTTATTCTGGAGCAGAACTTGGTAATGGACAATCTACTGGATTTACAGCATTGAAACCAACTACAAGTAATATAGCATATCCATCATTTGGTACTGTTGACCAGAATATTACATTGGTTAATACCCTAACAGGTTCAATTGGACAAAATTTAGTATATTGTTATAATTGTCAACAAAAATTCAGATGGACATTTGGTTCTAAAGCTGGATTGCCTGAGCCATGGCCTGCTACCGCTACACCATTAACAGTAGCAGTTTTAAGTAGTCCAAGTGGTTCTAATAATAACAATGCAGATTATAAAACCGCTACTTTTAATTTTACAAATGGTACTACGGGTACAATAGAAGGATATGGTCCTGTTTGGCAATGGTATCCTGGTTCGCTTGTTGGTAACTCTGCTGCATATTACATAATATCAAGAGAAGCAATTTAATGAAAACGTTAAAAGACGTAGCTGGATTATATAAAACCCTTGCAGCAAACAATTTGGTGCAAGGGTCAACTCGTGCTTATAAGACGGGTAACTTATATAGAAGCATAAGTGATTTTAACACCCCTGATAGAATGATTTCTAAACAGGGTAATAAATCTACCATTACTTTAAATTACGCTCCGCCTACGGCAGTTTATGGAGGTTTTGTAGAAAATGGTACATTTAAAATGAGAGCAAGACCTTTTGCTGGAAATGCTGCAAATGACCCATTACTTGCTGAAGCAATCAAAGAATATCAAGGTTCACAAGTTGATGAAATCAATAAAGAAATATATAAGAGATTAAGCCTTACATTCTCTCCTATGGGTAAAAAGAAGTAAACATCAAATACTTTTTCTTTTTTAGTGGTTATAATAGAAAAGAAAATACCCAATGGCATTATCATTATTACAAACACCGGCTTCGTGTTCGTTAGCCCAATCACCGATTATATTTTCTGTATTAGAAAGTAGTGCGGCAATTAATTCATCTTCATTTCAGTATGTAGGTGAACTTTACTATTGGACAGGCTCAACAACAGCATCAAGTTCAGTACCTGACTATACTATTGTAAAATATCCAAACACAGTTGATTCGGGTATATTTGATTTGAATAGAATTATTTATTCAACACTTACACCTTTAGCACAAGCTAATACTTCAAATGTAGTTTTCTACGCAGTTGATTTCTATTATCAATATTTAAGTGGTAGTACCCCTATAACAGGTTCACACTTAAAAACCCCTACATATAAAGCATTAGATGGATACGGAGTATTCCAAGAAGCAATTGGAACTCAAATATTCGATACAACTCCACATTGGCCTTTAATGACTAGTGGACCTGCTACTCAATCTGTATTTTTAGAAAATACGGGATTCGCTGGTGCATATAGTGGTAACTCAGGAGCTGGAACACAAGCAACTAAAGTATTTTATCGTTCAAGTACGGGAGCAACTGCTAACTATAACTTATCAACTTCTACTTCTACGGGTGGACAAGTATCTCAATACCCTATCGGACCATCTGAAGCTGGATTTCCACTTTCTACAACGGGAATGGAATGGTTTTCAGTTGAACCAACCGATGGATTTATAACTTTGGGTGAAGCAATTAAATATGAAGTAACTTGTACTCAAAAATATCCAAACGTAAGAGTTAAATGGAAAAATAGATTTGGTCAATTTGATTGGATGAACTTCAATATGATTTCTCGTCAATCATTTTCAACTGAAAGAAAAACATATCAACCACAATTAGGTAGTTGGGAAAGTGCAACATTAACATATCAGAACTATGATTCAGCTAACTCAGCATATATTGTAGATTCTAAACAAGGATTATCTGTTAATTCAAATTGGTTATCAGAAGATTATAACGACATCCTAAAACAATTATTAGTTTCCGATGAAATCTATTGGGTTTACGATGAAGCTAATAGTTTAGTAAGACCATTAACAATTACCACACAAAACATAGTATTCAAAACCGGCGTAGTCGATAAGTTAATTCAATACCAATTTGAATTCCAATACGGACAGCCATATAAATTGATATTCTAATATGTCAGTAGTTAATAATACACAAGGGTTTACTTTTAGATTAATCGCAAACGGAACTCAATTAGATACGTTCGCTGATGAGGAGATTTTAATTTCGAATAACGTAACAGGTTTATTTGATATTGGAGTTTTACCATCAGACCTTACACGTCAAATAACATTGCCAGGTACGAAGGTAAATAACGCTTTCTTTGAGCATGTTTATGATATCTCTATTGATAATCCGTTTTTATTCGCAACTAACATTAAAGTTCCTGCATACTTTGAATTTGACTCTGTATATCTTTCGCAAGGTTATATTCAGTTAAATAAAGTAAATGTTGTAGCTAATAAATTTATTGAGTCATACGAGGTAACTATGTATGGAACTCTATCATCATTTGCAAGAGAAGTAAATAGAAGTTTCTTAACTGATTTAACTCCTTTAGCAGCATATAATCATACATCATCTTATTTCAATATAAAGGATAGTTGGACTGGTGATTTATTCAATGGTGATATTGTATATCCATTAGCAGATTATGGACAAGGATGGCAGTTTACGCCAACCGAAAATTATACAGGAATAGATGATGATAAAGGTGCATTATCAGTTCAAGACTTCAAACCAGCTATTAGAGTTAAAGCAGTATGGGATGCAATATTTGAATACACTGGATATACTTACTCATCTTCATTCTTAAATGAAGCGTGGTTGGATGATGTATATATGATTTGTAACAATTCCCTAAAGTATCCAGAATATGCGGGTATTGATTTAGAAATATTAGGAGTAGCTAAAATAGCTCCATTTAGTGGTAGCGGTCAAACTGATTTAGTTATTCCAAAAGCAACTATAACTAATTTACCTTGGTATAATGTATTAAATGACCCATCAGACGTAATTGGAACTAATGCATCATATACAATCACATTAGACCATCCAGCATCTTTGCAAGGTATAATTAACTTAAATGTTAATTTATCAGGTTCATTAGGTGGACCGGACCCGACTCTGTTTGTAAGAGAAACCGGTTCGTTATCCATTGTATCGACTACCCCATTGCAGGAATTTCAAACTTATTTTAAAGAACTAACCTTTCACGATTTTGCAGCTGGTAATACAGGTCAAAACCAAACACTGGAAGTTTCACAAAAGTTTGTAACACAATTATTAGACCCTGGTACTTATTATTTTTCATTGGAATGGACTGATTATTTTTCTCCGCCTTACAACAATTTTAAATTCACATTAGACCCAAATAGTCAACCTAAATCATATTTAGAAATTCTAAAAGTTAGACAAGCAGCTGATGGTAATGTAATAGATATACCATCTAATATGCCATATGGTACGACAGGTATTAAGTTGGTTGATTTTATTTCGGGAATACAAAAGAAGTTTAACTTAGTAATATATCCCGATAATACAAGGCAAAATCACTTCATAATTGAAACATTTAACAATTGGTATAATAAAGGAGATATTAAAGATTTCAATCAATACATTAATTTAGATGATAAGATTGAAGTTATTCCAGCTAACAACTTTGCTGTAAATAAACTTAACTTCGGAGATACTTTGGATAATGATTATGTATCTCAACAATTTATGAAGGGAGCAAATAGAGAGTTTGGTAAGATTTACTATACAGATACAACAAACTTCTTCTCACAAGGAACTTTTGATGTTAAAACTACATTTGCATCAGAACCATTGGTGTATGTACAAGGTACAGGTTTATCAGGTTCAGTTGGTGGTATAACTCCAGAAATCAATTGTTATGATTATGAATACTACGCTTATAGTGGATGTACAATCTATTGGACAACCTGTGCAGGTATTACCGAATCTACATTTGTTGATGCTGGAAATACTTTTAGTATATCGTGTGCAAGAGAAGGTTCGTTAAGTGGATGTGGTCCGTTTACTAAAGGAGCTCAATGTTAAAATAAATAAATTATGTCACAAAAAATACCTTTATATATTCCAACTTTCATAAACTCTGCCACCTATACACCGGCTAGAGTTTTACCACGTCTTTATTTCTATAATGGACTAGTGGATTGTGAAACATGGTGGATAGTAGATGGAGAAAATAGTTCTAGGTCACAATTATCATTTCCATATTTTGACCATTATAATGTGGTAAGTGGTAGTTTCCCTACAATAGACTCTCGTACTCTTTTGTTTAATAATGAAGCGCCTGTATATGGTACACAACCTGCTGAATCTTTATATACATTATATTGGGAAAAATATATTTCATTCTTATATAATCCTAAAACAAGGGTATTGAATTGTTCAGCAATCATACCATTAGCTGATTATTTTAAAATGACATTGAATGATATTGTTAACTTCAGAGGAAACTATTGGCATTTGAGAGCAATAAATGATTACTCAATTAAATCAGGTGAGTGTAGTTTACAATTGGTCGGTCCAATCATCCCCGATGCATTAGATGGGAACACTCAATAATTAAAAACGTTTTTAATGTTATAACAATATGATACAGAATATAATTGACTTACTTGCTATGGATGACTTCTTAGGTGTTGATAAAAATATCGATATAGCTAAAGGTATGCATTCCATTCCTTACAACTGGAAACAAGGTAAAGCACAGATTAAAAGAATTTGGAAAAGTAAATAACTATGGCAGATAATACTACTACCTACACAACTATTGTTGATGTTCAGGTTAAAGGTGAAAATGAAATGAACAACCTTAATGATAAGGTAGAAGAAGGACAGGATAAGTTCAAGTCCCTTCGTACTCAAATTAGGGAAACTACTGTTGCCTTACAGGCGTTAGCAGATAAAGGTAAAGAAGGTTCAAAAGAATTCAAAGCATTATCCGATAAATTAGATGATTTGGGTGATGCTCAAAAGAGAGTTGCTTTCCAATCTGGACAAATCGAAGATAAATTATCAGCATTGCCAGGACCACTTGGTTCAATTGGTAAAGGATTTGCTTCGTTAAAGGACTCTGTTGCTACATTTGGTAAAGCAACTACGATATCTTTGGGTGTTGTAGGTTTGTTAGTAACCGCATTCTTTGCAATTAAGGAAGCATTAAGTAAAACTAAAGAAGGACAAGAGGGATTATCTAAAGCAATGTCTGCTTTTAATTCAGTTGTTGCACCTATATTCGCTATCTTAGAGAAAGTTGGTATGGCTGTTTTACCATTGGTAACTAAAGGTTTTGAAGCATTAGGTACTGTAATGAATAAAGTAGCTAAGTTCTTTGGTGTATCTAATGATAAAATTAAAGAAGTACATGGTTCATTAGAAAAGAATAATGAAGTTGTTCAGAAAAACTTAGAAGCTCAGAAGAAAGCAATTGAGGAAGCTCAGAAGAAAAAGGAAGAAGATGCTAAAAAGCATAAAGAATACTTAGAAAAGAAAGCTGCCGCTGATAAGAAAGCTGCTGAAGAGAAGAAACAAAACCAACTTGCCGCTGAGAAGGTGCTTACGGAAGCGCATATTGCTACTTTATCTGAAAGGGATAAAGAGTTATATCGTTTAGGTATGGCTCAAGAGGAAAGACTTTTAGCATTAAAGAAAGCAGGTATCAAAGATACTTCAGCTGTCATTGAGCAAGGTAGAATAGAACAAGCCGCTATCAATAAGAAGTATGATGATGAAATTCAGAAAAAGATTGATGACGATAAGAAGAAGAAAGAAGAAGAAGCTAAGAAACAAGCTGAAGATGATAAAAAGAAAGCCGAAGAAAAGTTAAATGCTGAACTTCAATCAAGAGATGATGCAGCTCTAAGAGCAGTTTCTGAATTAGAGTTGAAGAGAGAGCAAGGACAACTTTCTTGGGAAGAAGATATGAAGGTTTACGAAAATGCTAGAGCATTGGGTAGACAGAATTTGGAAGCTCAAAAGGCATCAGCCGATGCTCTTGCTGCATACGATGCACAAACCGCTGCTGATAAAATCAAAATGGAGAAAGCAGTTGCTGAAACTAAGTTAACCATTATTGGTGATGCATTAGGAGCAGTAGCAGATATGGTAGGTAGAGAAACAGTGGCTGGTAAAGCATTAGCGGTTGCACAAGCAACGATTAATACTTACTTAGGTGCTACCAAAGCATTGGCAACTTATCCACCTCCATTTGGAGCAATTGCTGCCGGTGTAACTATTGCAGCAGGTATGTTACAAGTTAAATCCATCTTATCTACTAAGTTACCAGCTTCACCAAGACCAGGTGGAGGTTCAACAGGTGGAGGTGGAGGAGCAGCTCCTTCGGCACCATCAATCCCATCAATGGCTGCACCACAAGTTCAAACCACAGGTGGACAAAATCCAAACCAACAAATTGGTGAAACACTTGCGGCAGCAAATGGTAAAGCAGTTCGTGCTTATGTAGTATCACAAGATATACAATCACAAACAGCATTGGATAGAAGAACTAATAGAGCAGCTACCTTTAGTGGTAGTTAATAACAATTTTTGAAATTTTAGATGTTAATAAGACATGAACAATAATTACGAAACATACGAATTGATATTAAAGGATGCCGAAGATGAGGTATTCGCATTATCATTGGTTAACTCTCCAGCAATAATGCAAAATTTTATATATTTTGGAGTTGACCAAAAAGAAGTAATTAAATTTGCTGAAGTAGATTCCGATAAACATACTATCGTTGGCCCGATTCTTGTGCCTGATTTAAAGATAATCAGATTAAAAGATGATGGTAGTCCATACTATGTAACATTCTCTAAAGATACAGTGAAGGCAATTGCACAGAAATACATTAAAGATAACAATGCTAACAATATAACGGTAGAGCACGCATCTGAAGTTAAGGACGTTTCATTAGTAGAATCCTGGATTGTAGATTCACCAAAATACGATAAGGCTAAGGCTTATGGTTTAAATGTTAAACCTGGTACTTGGATGGGAGTTTTCAAAGTTGAGAACCCACAAGTATGGGCTAAAGTAAAATCAGGTGATTACAAAGGAATTTCATTAGAAGGATTGTTCACTCACGAATTGATTAAAGCATCTGCTGTTCATTTAGCTGACTCTACGGAGGAGATAATTGTTAAAATGATATCTGATATCATAAAAGAAAAAGGACTAAGCATTGACGAGATAACGGAGGAAGAAGCAGATAATGTGTTAGCAGAGTTGAAAGCATTTTTGAAAACTATCGAAATGGAAGGACAACCTTCTATCCCAGCATCATCTTACCCAGGCGAAGCAGGAACTAAAAGAAAAAAGAATTACATTCATCCTGCATTAGTGGGAACAAAAGATTAATTATATGGCGACATTTGTAGAATTTTTATCTGTATTAAATTCAGCTAAACAACAAACAATCTTCTGGCATAACCAAACAGAAGTGTATAGTGAACACAAAACCTTAAATGGTTTTTACGAGTCTATCGAAGATTTGTTAGATGGTTTAGTTGAGTCAGTTGCAGGTATCTATGGTAGACCAAAAGGATATGAAGCTCACGACTTTGTAGATTGGACTTCAACGGATGATACACTTGCTTATTTCAGAAACCTTTACAACTATGTAGAAACTGAAAGAAAGGGATTGTATCAAGATAGTTGGGTTCAAAATCAAATCGATGAGTTATCAGCGTTGATTGCTTCAACAATTTATTTACTTACTTTAAAGAAATAAGATGTTAGGGAATCAAAAGATACTAAAAAGATTACATGAGATGCAGGCAAATCAATGTCCTGCGGCTACACAAGATATAAAAATTAATTTAGCTAACAGACAAAATGCTATTGATACTGCTAACTATGGGCCACTTAATCCAAATGAGCCTAATGAGGATTATTGGAAAGCTAAGGCTGATATGTTCAAAGGTAGCATTGAAGATGCTAAAAACGCTTTATGTGGTAACTGCGCATTTTTTGTTCAAAAACAAAAGATGTTAGATTGTATTGCAGAAGGTATTGATAATGAAGATGAGTGGGATACTATTGAAGCAGGAGATTTAGGATATTGTGAAGCATTTGATTTTAAATGTGCAGCAGCTAGAACTTGTGATGCTTGGGTATCCGGCGGACCAATAACTGATTAATTATGTATAGTAACGCAGTACATAATAAACTAATTGAGTTTGCAAGAGAATATATATCTTTTGAAGAAATGAAGGATATGGTATTGGAATGGGATGAACCATTTAAAATCTATGCATCTAAATTAGATGGAACTAATATTGTTAGAGAAATGTATTCAGTACCAGGTCCATCTGGCAATGTTAAGTATGATTACGATTCATTGGGATATATGATTTTCTTCGATGAAGGAGTAAACGATTACAGAACTATCGTATTAGAAAATGTTGAAAAGATAGTTAAAGATAATAAAACCTATTATATAAAATAATATGCCAATACCATCAGTATCAAAAGGAGAAGCAGAAGATAAGTACATTAGTAGATGTATTTCTGAAATAGCATCAGAATACGATGCGGAAGGACAAGCTTATGCAGTTTGTAAATCTAAGTTCGATGAATTACAATCACCGGAAGAGATTGCTGCTTTGCCTGAACCTAAATCAAATGAAAGAAGAGAGGAATACATTAGAAGATGTGTACCTACAATATACAAAGAAGGTGGTAAGTACGACCAAAGAGTAGCAACTGCTATGTGTACTACAAGATTTGAAGGTAGTGAATCAATGAGTAAACGTAAGTTGGATTCATTTAGTTCAGTTGCCAGAAAGATAAGATTAATGTTTGAAGAATAATGGAAAATATATATTCAGTATTAATGACAGCAATCACTGTTTTAGGTGGTACTGCTGCTTGGAGATACTACGAAAAACGAGCTGATAGGAAGGAGAAAGATGAAGAATTCATTCGACACGATTGTAGAGATAGAATTGCTAAGTTAGAAGCCCTATTACAAAAGGCATCAGAAGAAAAGGATGAATTACGTTCTCAAATATTGAAGTTAGTATCAGAAGTAGCTAAACTCCAAACAGAGGTTAAGTATCTAAATGATAATAAGAAAAATGTAAAATCTGAATAATGATAAACAATATACTACAATTCTTTAAAAGAAGAAAAAACACTAATGCCAGGTTGATGGATTTGGAATTAACAGTAGATTCGCTTAGGAGAGAGCAAGATGAGTTTAGACAACTCTTACTCCATCTGAATGATAAGGTTACTCAATTAACAACGCAGCTCGCATTACTACAAACACAGAATAAGAAGGTAGGATTGTAAAGTAAATAAGAGAATACTAAAAAGAAAACCCCACAAGCAATTAAGCAAGTGGGGTTTCTTATTTAAACCATGGCGTGTCTAAAATCAACTTTTATAAATATACAACTTATTTTTTATATTTCCAAATAAATCCATACGCAGTTTTATATCTGGGATAATTATTACACGCATACCATATAGTATTTTTATTTATTTTTTTATCTAATTCTAAACTTAATTCTTTTTCTATATAAGCAAAATTATCCCAATCTCTAATCCATTTTCCATCTTTATTAAATTGAGAAATGCTTCTCCATCTATCTGGATTACCACCTTTCATTTTATCAGTTGGTCTTACAAAATGAGAACAAACTTCATCTAATATACCAAGTTTACGAGCAGCATTATATGCGTTAATATGTTCACGTTGAAATTCACTTTTGTTTTTGAATTTTTTAGCTATTTCAGCTATTAATTCATAATTCCAATTAGTATATCGTGATTTCATTTGAGAACAAACTTCATCTAATATACCAAATTTATGAGCAGCTGCATAAGCACTGCGTTCATTTTTGTAAAAATCTTGCTTTGTATTATATTTTAAAGCCTTATCTTTAATCATATTAATTGTCCAATTTGTTCGATTTAATTGCATGTGAGAACAAACTTCATCTAATATATTAAGTTTACGAGCAGCATGATATGCGGATTGATTGTTTTTAAAAAAATCATTTTTTGTAGTATATTTTAAAGATTCATTAGTAATTGTATTAATATTCCATTTATGATACAAATTATTTTCAATATTAAAAAACTCTCTTCTAGCATCATCTAATGTATTCCAAGCAATAGTACTAAACTCATCGTTTGAAGTATGTAATACCGATTGACGAAACAAATTCAAATCTAATGGAATATCTAAACTAGCCAAAGAAACAGATGGTTTAACTGATTTTGATTTTGAAGTAGTTGATGTAGATTTAGTTTTAGGTTTAGTATTCATAACAACTCTAGGAATAAGGATACCACCCATATTCTTACCATTGTATTTAGAGTACCATTCCATATCAGTCAAACATAACATAGCTGTCATCAAATCAACAAAGTAAGGAGCTGTATTCTTAGTAGCTACTTTGTAGTATATCTTTTGCTTATCGGTTGTTGATAAACGTAATAGTCTACCATACATCTGTAATAACATATCCAATGATTGAGTTAAAGTAAAGTCAACTACATTAAATAACTCTGGCATATTGTATCCCAAACGACCTCTATCAACTGCTACCAATACTTTGATATCTGAATTATTTTTGAATTCATTGAACAATTCAGAGTCTTTATCATTCTCACTATGTGAAACAAATACTTTACCATTCAATCCTTTGAAACTATTTAGTGATTGATAAAAGGCATCTGCTTGCTTTTTAGAGTGGCAGAATATAATTGTCTTATCTAACTCACCAAATATACTAAATAAGTTTTTAGATAATCGATTTACGTTATGTAACCCTTTGATTGGATTTTTTAACTTCTTAATCATTTCTTTACAAACTCCCATTAATGCTTTTTCTGATTGATTATCACTCATACTTACATTTGATTTTAGATTTCCGTAAGATGATACATAGTCAGATTGTTTAAAATCATACGATGATGAAACCACTTCTAATTTAACATTAGTAACTTGCTTCAAGTCATATAACTCCATAACAGGTACAAACTTAAATTCAAATTGGTCACCTTTAGCTATAAAGCGAGATGGTGTACCCGTTAGTAATATCTGACGAGATGGTTTACTTTGTTTGATAATCTTTTGAATAGTATCTTTAAAATACCATTGATGAGCTTCATCTAAAATAAAGTTATGTATTTTTGGAAGGAACTGATAGTTACCATTGATAGTTTGAGGTAAAGCAATAATCACATTACACTTATCATTAATTGCTCTAATTAAAGAATGTTTATCAGTAGCAACACAATAAGTAAATGATGGTTTAAACCAATCAATTTCATTAGCAACGTTATCACGTAGTACTGTTTTGGATGCTGGGATAAATAAGGTTCTTTTGTTTTTGTTCTTAGGATTAGAATAGAATAACTCTAAATCCATAATACTCATAAAGGTTTTACCTGATGATGTACCAGCTGCAAGTACTAATGGTTTAGTACAATTTCTATATTTCGGATTGGTTAAGAAGTCCTTTTGATAAGGTAATTCAGTTAAACCACGCGATTGGATAATGTTTTCGTAAGTCATAGTTCAAAGTTTAAAGTTGATTAATTTTTTATTACATAGTAAATATACGAATAATAATCCGAACAGCCAAATAAATATCCAATTATTTTTGAATTATTTTTGCTTAAACCGGCGGTTTTGTAAGTCAACCTGATATATATTGGTATAGAAAGTTATATAAATATAATTTGGAATATTCAATTATTATCCGTATATTTGTAAAACAATTTAGAAACTACATAAGATGTGAGATATCTTATTAATGATACCGAACTTAATGTTCAAACTCCCAATGATGGACTGGTAATCTCACTACCAGTTCAGAGTTGGGTTTTTTATTTTAAAAATTATGGAAGCAACAAATTATTTCCAACACGACTATCGTAGTAGAATGGATAAGAAGTTATTAAAGATTAGAATGAAACATCAGATGGCTGGTGTTGGTGTATATTGGTCTTTAGTTGAAATGTTACACGAAGGTAATGGATTCATTGAAATGGATACTGAAACAATCGCATTTGACTTACAAACCGATGAGCAGATTGTAAAAGATGTTATTGATATCTGTTTTGAGTATATGAATGAAACTATTACTTGTAAGAGAGTTATTGAGAACTTAGAGTTCAGACAACAAAAGTGGGAAGCTAAAAGTCAGAAAGGTAAAGAAGCTGCTGATAAAAGATGGGCTGAATATCGAAATAAGAAGCAAGAAGTATCCCCAACCTATACCGAACCTATGGGTGACCTATACCAAACCTATACCAAACCCAATGGGTCACTTATACCAAATTATGCAATAGAGAAAGAGAAAGAGAAAGGGATAGAAATAGACAAAGATAAAGCTAAAGAAATAGATATAGCAGTTATTAGTAATGATAGCAATGCTATTGCTGCTGATTTACTTTTAGATAAGTTAATTAAAATTTAATAAAAGATTTGGAAGTTTAAAATAATTTCCTTATATTTGTAAATACAATTCAGGGATGGATTGTTATTACTCTACTGATAGCATAATTCTAATGCTGAATGAGTTAGTTATTCATTTATATTCAGCGCTATCAAATCTTTGATTTAAAACCAAGAGAGTTCGTGTCAGTCTCTCTTGGTTTTTTTGTGTCTTAAAATTTGGAAATGTGTAAAATAATTTGTATCTTTATAAAAATAATTAGAGATTTCTTTATGTTTGGGAAAATGAGATAATACTTATATACATAGAAACTTATAAAATTGACACAATGAGTAAAATTTGCAGCAAGTGTGGTATTACTAAAGAACTAACCGAATACCACAAAAAGACTAAATCAAAAGATGGATTACAGAACTATTGTAAATCCTGCATCAAAGAAACTAATACTAACTTCAGAGAAACTAAACCAGAATATCAAAAGGATTGGTTTAAAGCTAATTCAGTAAAGTGGAAAAAATATATATCTGATTGGAGAAGAGCTGATAAGACACCCACCATTTATTCAATAACTAATCCAAAAGGTGAAGTTTATGTAGGTATGACCCTAATGCCCTTATCAGCAAGAATAAGGGAACACAGACGACATTTTAAATCAAAATACCAAAAGGAACTTCCACTACTTCACAAATCATTTTCTGACTATGGAATTGAAAATCATAAAGTAGATACTATAATTCAGTTAGAAGGAATGGATAGGAAGCAAGTAGGAATGGTAGAGATAGCATTTATAAAATCATTTCAATTAGAAGGTAAATCACTTAACAAACGCAATTATTAATATGGAACAACAGAAACCAAAAATCACAATCTTATCACCAGAAGAGTCTTTAGCATATTGGAATATGGTTAGAGAAGAAAATAAAGCTCTTACACCGGTCGAAATCATTCAATGGTGTAAATCCTTACCAAGAGGAAGTAACACTACTTATATCATCGGAGAAGAGAATTGGCAGAAGTTTTACGAATGGGTAGCAACACAAGAAGGAGTTGACCAATGGCAAATAGATTTAGATTTATTAACTTATGTAGAAAATTGGTGGAAGAAAAACGGTCCATACGAAGGTTATGACAGAGTATAAAAAGAAATACGCAATGGTACAATTACCGAAAGAAACACATGAGTTACTCAAAAAGTATTGTGAACAGCATGGTTTCACTCAAAGTGGATTAGTATCAGCGATTATTAAGCAGTACATTTTAAAACCTAAAGGATAATGTGTTGGTTTAAATTAGGAAATTGGGTTGAAGCTTGGATAAATATCTTCACTCTTGGATTTGGAAAAGATATAGCTGGAATAGTAGCTAACAAATTAGGATACGCATCGTGTGGATGTGAAGAACGCAGAATTTGGTTAAACGAATTATGTGGATGTAAGGAAGGAATTAAATTTTAAATATATGAATACAAACAACGGAATAGGAATTGGAACATTATTGTTCTTAATCTTTTTAGTATTAAAGTTAACGAACTTTATACAATGGAGTTGGTGGTGGATAACCGCACCTCTATGGGCGCCAATAGCATTGGTAGGATTTTTAACAACCATAGGGTTGTTTATGATTAGACATGAAAACAAACAAAACAATAAATAAAATGGAAAATACACAAGGAGAAAAATCAATCTTCACATTAGATGGAGCAAAAAGAGAATTAGACCCAAACGCATCATACTTAATCGATTTCTCAAAATTGACATCGGTAAATGATTTAGTATTAATACTATCAGCAATGGGAATTACTTTCCACGGACAGCATCCGCATATTGAATTAATCAAACCATTCTTAAACTTAGAACATCCTATTGACTTAAATGGAAATATGCAAAGAGTACAAGAAGCTCCTAAAGCAAAGGAAATGGTATTACCTAAACTTAAAGCCATAAAGAAAGATTAATATGTCACCAAAAGAAACATTAATAGCACCTCTAACGGTTGAAGAGTTTCAACAAGTAAAAGATGTAGTAGCAAGAGTAGTGGATAGATTGCCGGAACACGATGCTCCATTCATTTGGACTATGTTTAATAAGTTGAGAGATGAAAGAGAACCTCAACCTTGTACTTGCGCATCTTCGGGAGCACATTGGGGAAGAGCAATAGGCTATTTGAGAGAATGGTTAAGTACAAGAAAAGAATTATAGGATGAACGAAGTAACTGGCAGTATTCAATTGGAGTGTGAGAGAAGATTGAGCAACTTATATATCGAATCTCACACTTGGCTAGTTCAATCTGCACAAAGGGTTACAAAGAACAAAGAACATGCGGAGGACTTAGTAGCTGAACTTTACGAATACCTACATAAGAAATGTAATGTTAAACTCTTTTGGGGAGATAACTCATATAACTTAAAGTATTGTGCAAAGTTCTTACACCACCGATTCCTAAACAAAACAACAAAGTTAAACCGAACTACTTATGTTGAAGAAGTATGGGATACTGAAATCGACTTGGAATATGATACCGAAAGGGATATCGCATTGGAAAAGGCTTATAATGATGTACAAGATGAACTAAATCATTTACAGCAAACAAAGTTATGGGCTAGTGGTAGAATATTCGAAATGTATTGGAATTCAGATAAGACATTAGACGAAGTAGCAAAAGATATAGGTATAAGCAAGAGTACAACCTTCCTTGCAGTAAAGAAAATAAGAAAGCATTTAAAATCAGTTATAGATAATCCATTTAATGAGTAAACAATTCGCAGATAGAGTATGTAAACAATGTGGTAATACATTCCAACCAAATAAACCAATCAATACTTGCAACCCATGTCTTAACTTTAATGCAAGACAGAAAAGGGTAATAGACTTAGGTGGAGATGCAATCGTAGATGAGAATGGTTATCTAAAGAGATGGGGTAGACCAAGGGATGTTGTTGAGAATCCGTACGAAGAGAGAGTAAAGGATTGGAGAAAGAAAGCCCGATTCATTGAAAAGAACTTTAAGACAAGACCGGAATGGCAGAAATACTTTAGAGAAGAGCTTGAAAGGATTGCAAGTGATAAAATACTTTGGGCAAGTTTGACAAGAGATACATTGGGGTTAAGTACGAATTCTGAAAAAGAAAATGCTGAACCAAAGAAGATGGGTAGGCCACCACATTCACATAGTAATGGATATAAGTACGGAGATACACGGGATATGGATTGGAATGATTTTGATAGTTGGGGTTATGGTTTAGAAGAAGATATGTAATATGAGTAATTTTTTTGAATATACAAATACTAATATTACTTTAGAAGAATGTAATACTGTAACTAAAAATAAACTATTTAGGGATTTCATAAATGAGTATCACTCTTATGTGAAATACAAAGATGTTCCACAACGTAGAATCAATTGGCTAATTTGGAATGGAATGGAATTAGTTGGAGTAATAGGAATAAGTAGTTGTGTATTAGCAGTAGGAGATAGAGATAGATGGATAGGATGGGATAGAGAGACTAGACAGAGTATGAGTAATAGTATGGCAAACAATTACAGATTCTGTCTTAAACCTAA